TTATATAAAGCAGAACCAGCTACAATTACTGCAATCATAACTACTATCATTACAACTGCAATAAGTTATATAATTGCACCTAAACCAAAAGCACCTAGATTTAATTCACAAGATGAAGCTAAAGGAACTTTAGTAAATAAAGATTCTAACAACAATCCTATTCCTGTTGTTTATGGTAAAAGACAAGTAGGATTAACTAGAGTATTTGTTGAAAGTTCTGGTGCTGATAATCAATATCTTTATGTAGCTGGAGTATTATGTGAAGGTGGTGGTGCAGGAATTACAGCAATAGATGAAGTTTATGTAGATGATAAATTAGTTACATTTGATGGTTCATTAACTAATGGAACATTAAGAGGAGTTTCTAGTTCAGATACTAACTTTTATAAAGGTGGCGAAAGCTTAATATCTATTCAAGGATTTTTTGGATTAGATAATCAATCAGCTTCTTCTTTGCTTGACGAAACTACAAGCTGGACATCAGATCACAAACTATCTGGTCTTGCTTATGTTGCTTTAAGATTTAAGTGGAATCAAGATGCTTTTAGTGGATTACCAGAAGTTAGAGTAACTGTTAGAGGTAAAAAGATTTATGACCCAAGATTAGATTCAACTAAAGGTGGTTCTGGTTCTCATAGACAAGATGACCCAACTACTTGGGCTTATTCTAATAACTCATCATTAGTTCTTTTAGATTATTTAAGAAATAGCAGATATGGAAAAGGATTACCTAATGATGCTTTTGAAACTAATTATGATTCATTTAAGACTTCAGCAAATACCTGCGACACACAAGTTACACCTTATTCAGGTGCAGTAAGCGACATAAATTTATTTGAAACAAACGCAGTTATAGATAGTGAAAAAAAGGTATTAGAGAATGTAAGAGAATTGCTTGTGCCAATGAGAGCAATCTTTAATTACACACAAGGAAAATACAAAGTTATTATTGAAGGAACAGGAAGTTCACAGTTACTATTAACAAAAGATAATGTTGTAAGTGAAGTTAAATTACAAGGCGAAAACAAATCTGAGAAATATAATAGAGTTGTAGGAACATTTACAAACCCTGAAAAAGATTATCAATCAGATACAGTTTCATATCCACCTTATGATGACTCAGCTTTAGACCCATCAGATCAACACGCAACTATGTTAAGCGAAGATAATAATACTTTATTAGAGAGAAGCTTTGATATGATTCACGTTACATCACCTTATCAAGCTGAAGAAATTTGCGAGAACATATTAAAGAGATCAAGAAACAATTTAAAAGCAGAAGTTACAGTTACTTCAGAAGCACTTAACTTGTCTATTGGAGATATTGTAACAGCAACTTATGATACAGCAGGTTTTAGTGCCAAACCTTTTAGAGTAATGTCTTTAGCTATTAATTCAGATTCAACAGTAACTCTTGGATTAGAAGAACATCAAGATAATTTTTATACTTGGGAAGAAAAAAGCGAAGCACCTACAATAGCTGATACTGTATTACCAAATCCTTTTTCTGTATCTCCACCAGCTTCTATTACTTTAGATGACCAATTAATTGAATACTCAGACGGAGTTGTTATTACAGCTTTAGATATAACAATCGGTGCATCACCAGATAACTTTGTAGATTACTACCAAGTAGAATATAAACTAAGCACAGACACCGATTATCTTATATCTGGTCAGGTTACAGGATTATTTCATAGAATACTAAACGTAAAAGATGGATTTACTTATAACGTAAGAGTAAAAGCATTTAATACATTAGGAGTTGGTTCTACATATACTTCTGCAACAAGAACTATCGTTGGTGGAATTGCACCACCTTCTGATGTAACAGATTTCTCTTGTAACATTATTGGTGGAGATGCACATTTATCTTGGCAACAAATATTACTGATTTAGATTTAGCACATTATCAAATTAGATATTCTACATTAACAACTGGTGCTTCTTGGGCTAACTCAGTTTCTTTAGTTGAAAAGGTTGCAAGACCAGCTACTTCAGTTACAGTTCCAGCAAGAGTAGGTTCATATCTTATAAAAGCAGTAGATAAAAATGGTAACTATTCATCTAATGAAACAATTATTGAAACAAACGTATCAGCAATAGGAAACTACAATGCTGTTGCAACACAAACTGAATCTCCTACATTTTCAGGAACTAAAACTAATGTAATAGTTTCTGATGGAACATTAAGATTAGACTCATCAGAATTATTTGATTCTGCAATAGGCGACTTTGATGACGCAACATCATTCTTTGATTCTGGTGTATCTGCTTATGACTTATATTCTGAAGGAACTTATTTATTCTCAACTCCAATAGACATTGGTGCAGTTTATACATCAAGAGTAACTGCTTCTATTACACAAACATCAGATAACTTAGATGATTTATTTGATTCAAGAACTGGAGATTTTGATGACGCACAATCTAACTTTGATGGAGATACTCCAGCTAATTCTAATGCTCATATTGAGATTGCTTTATCTAATGACAATATAACTTATACTTCATTTAGAAACTTTGTTGTCGGCGATTACACAGCTAGATATTATAAATTTAGAGTAACATTAAGATCTTTTGATTTATCATCAACACCAGTTATTAGTGCTTTATCAGTTAGTATAGATATGCCAGATAGAATATTTAGTGGAAATGATATTGTTTCAGGCACAGGAACTTATACTGTTGCATTTACTTTGCCTTTTTATTCTAATTCTTATGCAGTTGGAATAACAGCACAAGGTATGAATACAGGAGATTTCTTTACAATTTCAAATAAAACTGTTAATGGTTTTGATGTTGCATTTAAAAATAGTAGCAATTCAGGAGTTAGTAAAACTTTTGATTATTTAGCTAAAGGATATTAGATAGAATATGGCACAACACGATTATAATATAGCAAATCAGGGTTTCCCTGCATTTAGAACAGATTTAAACAACGTACTAACAGCAATCAATACATTAAACTCAGGAACATCAAGACCATCTTCTGCTGTTGCAGGAAGTCTTTGGTTAGATACAACAACTGCTACTGCACCTATTTTAAAACTTTATGATGGTGCTGATGACATTTCTATTGCAACATTTAATTACACAAATAACACAGTAGATATTTTAGACTCATCATTAAGTACACCATTAGCTGTAACAGGAAACTCAACTGCTGGTGCAGAACTTAGATTACCTGAAGATACTGATAACGGAACAAACTATATTGCAATTAAAGCACCAGATTCAATCGCATCAAATTTAACTTTAACTTTACCTTCTGCTGATGGAACAAATGGACAAGCACTTGTTACTAATGGTTCTGGCACACTTTCATTTACAACTTTATCTACAACTTTAACTTATTCTTCTGGTACTGCTACTGGAGACAACTCTACAACAGCATTTACAATTTCTTCAGGAAGATCAGTTAATGATGTATTAGTATTCGTAAATGGTTTTCAATTAACACCAACTACTGACTATACAATTTCAGGAACTACATTAACTTTCACAACTGCACCTGCTACTTCTGCTGAAATTTGTTACAGATATTTACCACTTGGTGGTGCTTATACTTCAGCTAACTTTACTGGTAATGGTTCAGCTACAACAATCACAATAGATGCTGGTAGATCAGTTGCAGATGTTCTGGTAGTAGTTAATGGATTAACTTTAGTTCCAACAACAGATTATACAATTAGTGGTACAACTTTAACTTTTGTTACTGCACCAGCAAATCTAGCAGAAATTACAGTAAGATATTTGAGGTTGTCATAATGGGTGCTATCGCTAGGAACATAGCAAACAAAATAACTACTTCAGGAGTATTTACTTCTGGTGCTATTACTAATGATTCAGTTACAGGAATAACTGTACTTGCAAATGCTAGTGATGGAATTACTTTAATATCTTCTCAAACAGCTTCAGCTTCTGCAAGTATATCTTTTACAAGTGGTTTAACATCTACCTACAAAGCATATAAATTTGTATTTTCTAATATACACCCAGCAAGTAGTGGTATTGGTTTAACTTTTAATTTAAGTACAGATGGTGGAAGTAATTATAATGTTACAAAAACCACAACATCATTTAGGTCAATTCATAACGAAGCAGATACAGTTACAAGTTTACAATATAGAACAACAGAAGATTTGGCACAATCTACTGCATATCAATTTTTGCATTTAAACTTAGGTAGTAATGATAACGATAAACAAGCATCAGGTGAGTTAATTTTATTTAATCCAAGTTCTACAACTTATGTAAAACATTTTATTTCAAGAGTACAAAGTTATAGTGATGATAATTTTTCACAAGAGTTTTATATATCAGGTTATGCAAACACAACATCTGCTGTCAATGCAATAACATTTAAAATGGAATCAGGAAACATAGACGCAGGAACAATTTACTTATATGGAATAAAATAATGGGTAGTATCACAAGAGGTTTATCAAACAATATTACAACTGGTGGAGTTATACTTCCTGCTGGAATTACAAATGATTCAGTAAGTGCTGTAACTTCTTTTGCTAATGCTAGTGGTGGAACATTAATATTATTATCTACACAGACTGCTAGTTCATCTGCCAATATATCATTTACTACTGGTTTAGATAGCACTTATGATGCTTATGAATTTCATTTTATAAATATTCACCCTTCTGCACTCTCTCCATTAGCTTTCCAAGCATCTACTAATGGTGGAAGTTCTTATGGTATAGCTTGTACATCTACTTATTTTAACGCATTCCATAATGAAGCAGATAATGATACTGGATTAAGTTATAATACTGGTAGAGATTTAGCACAATCCACTTCATTTCAACAAATATCACAAGACATTAGCACTACAAACAAAGTTAATTTTTGTGGTGTGCTTCAACTATTTAATCCTTCATCTACAACATACGTTAAACATTTTATTAGTAAATCAACTAATGGTGATGATGGTATTTATGCTTGGGATATTAATGTTGCAGGTTATTTTAATACTACATCTGCTATAAATGCGATTCAGTTTAAAATGAATTCAGGCAACATAGATGATGGTATTATTAAACTATACGGAGTGAAAAAATCATAATGGGAACTATTACAAGATCATTCGCAAACAACATAACTACAAGTGGTATTCTATTACCAGCTTCATTAAATAACAATTCTATTGCCAATGTAACTTCTTACAATCCTGCGATTGCTACTGGTAACATGGTATTATTAAGCACTCAGACAGCTAGTAACTCAGCTTCTATTTCATTTACTACTGGCATTGATTCTACTTATAAAGAATATCAGTTTTATTTTATAGATATACACCCAAGAACAGACGTTGTTGATTTTGTATTTAATGGTTCTACTGACTCTGGTTCTAATTATAATGTAACGAAAACAACAACTCAATTTGATGCTTATCATAATGAAAGTGGAACAACTACTGCGTTGGGTTATAATACAGGTTATGATCTAGCACAAAGTACAGCATTTCAAATTCTTTCTTATGCTATAAGTGCTGACGCAGATGGTTCTACAAATGGTTATATGAGTTTATTTAATCCAGCATCTACAACTTATGTTAAACATTTCATAGCTGTTACTAATGAAACTCAGTACAATGATTATAACGTAAACAATTATATGGCAGGATATATGAATACAACATCAGCAGTAAACGCAGTACAATTCAAGATGTCTAGTGGAAACTTTGATGGTACAATATTAATGTATGGGATTAAATAATGAGATTATTTAATCAATCTAAAGAAGCATTAAGTAATTGACTAAATAACTAACTATAACTATAAGGATAAATATGGAACATAAATTAGTAGATGGTGTTCAAATAGAACTTACATCAGCAGAAATAGCACAAAGAAAAGCTGAAGAAGATGCTTGGAAAACTGGTGCTTTTGACAGAGCAATCGCTGGGCTAAGACAAAGAAGAAATATGTTATTATCTTCTTGTGATTGGACAGTATTATCTGACTCTCCATTATCTGAAACAGAAAAAACTGCTTGGTTAGAATACAGACAAGATTTAAGAGACATCACAGAAGGTGTAACAACAGAAGCTAAAGTTAAAGCTGTTGTATTCCCTGACAAACCATAATGATAATTTTTATCTTAGGAATTATTCTAGGATTGTATTTAGAGTGGAAGTTTGAGATTGCCAAATATATTATTGAATCAGTTAAAGAACATTTAAACATCAAATAATTGTAATTCTGCAAATACTACCTATATATCTTCAATGATATATACGACTGAAGAAAATAACTTTTACTCAAAGGAGAACTCAATGTTAAACTATTCTGACATTAAGAACTATTGGTCTAAATTCTATGCAGATGCTTTTGAAGATGCTAAAAGCTTTTGGAAGAACTACGCAGACACAGTAGAAAAATTCTACAAAAAATAACTTTATTAAAACACAATAGTTTGATATTAGTGCATAAAATTTAATGTGCATTTACAAACTTTGGATTGGTGGGTGTGTCTTGCTAAAGTCTTGCAAATGCGAAAAAGACAATGGCAAGAACTCACAACGAAGAACTGATATCTCTAAGGGGACATATAACAGGAATTAAACGAGAAGTTAAATTACTAAG